ATAATAGTTGTTCTTGTTTGATGTGTGGAAAAGGTGATCTTCTCATTCTGATAAGTCTATCGTAAACGGCCATGATTCCCTCATAGTTTACTCGTGTTTCTGACCCTGTGTTATCTGTTAAAACAACCCATTGCTCTGTTAGGTCATCTATTGTAGTTGGTTTTGTTGGAAAAAATGGTATTGCTATATCTGTATTATTAAATATTTTTTCTTGTAAATATTTATTAACCCATAGTGCTGGTGTATTAAGTGTTGATTCAGTCATTATGCTACCTTCCCTGCATTTGCTACCCAGCGTGAACCAACAGATAACCCTGTTGATCTTCCACTTCTTTTGCCTGATGCTAAGTTTTGTTTGTATACCGTTGGATTTTCAAAGTATTGAGCAATACCACTAGACCTTAAAAATGCCTGAGTAAAATATTTTCCAAAAAACATATCCCAAACATTTGCAAATTGTCCCTGTGTATTTCCACCAGGGTTATCCACAACTACTGGCTTTTTAGTGTAAACAACTTCTCCACCAACTTCAAATCTTAAGGCTTCTGCAGTTACTGGCTCAATAGTTACTGGAATACCTTTTTCCATTACCTCTGCTTTATTATAAAATGGAACTCTTGATCCATCTTTAATTGTTTGAGACTGAGTAAAGTTTCCATAAAAAGATAACCCTGCATTGCTAACAGTAAAACTAATATTAAACAATCTTCCCTGTGGACTTCCAACTTGACCCCACTCATAAATATGATGAAGTGATTGATAATCTACTCTTGCATTTGAATCAATAAACTGTGATGCCTGTTCTGTAATTGCTGGACCCAAATTTTTTAAAAACTCTTTTTTACCTAATTGAATACCATCAACAAAACCAGTTGAATAATCAATTATATTTTTCATTTCTTTTTGAAATGCACGGGAATCAAATCTTAAATTAATCATGCATCACTCGCCTGGTTCTCTGATCTACGTAAAACCACATTGTAGTACTCTACGCTTCCAAAAGGCCCCATATAAGGCTCCTGGCTTGCTATTTCATATATCGTAGACTTTCCTTTGCGTGGACCAGATGTTTCAATATATACCTCTTTGCCATTGCGATCTTTAATATTTGTAATAATAATGTTTGTTGTTGAATTGCTATCATCCTTGCTTGAAATACGCATATCATTTTTAACTCTGCAAACTAAAATTGCATCTTTTGTAATATTAACATTTGGCGTAATTTCTTCTTTACCCTTTCTGCTTAAGGGAATAAAATTTCCAATAACAGTTCTATCAATAATCCATTGTTTATTTAAATCACCATATAAACCTTGCGAAACAATAGGATAGAATATATCTGCTTGCATTGGAAACATAAAATCTGGTGTTTCGCAAATCATTAGAATATCCCTGGTTTTAGGATGGTATTTGCATACTTATCCAATATCTTATCTACTAGTAGATTTCCTGTTCCATCAAAAAGTGACTTATCAAACTGGATTCTAAACTGATCTGTATTATACCCAGTAACATATCTCTTATAATAATCTAGTTTTCCACACTTAATATCTTCAATCAAAACTTTTGTTGCATACTCTACATCTGAAGGAATAGTCTTATATCCACTGTCAACAATAAATGTATAATCATATCCCGCTGGAAATGCCACTGACTGATAGCCATAGTAACCCAAATCTCCTCTTGCAACTGGAAGATTCATCTGAACCTGCTCTGATCTATTGTATGTGTCAGAGATAACCTTTTGAATTGCTGAGTTATCTAAAGTAATAATATAATCATAAATATTTGTTTCTGGGGTTTCAATATCATAAACTAAAATATTGTTTTCATAAACCTTTAATACTTTATTTGTATCATACCAAACTGGAAAATAATCTGTACCTTGCCCAGTTGTTTGAATAACTTGTTTGTGATTATAAAAACCATTTGGAATAATAGTATCAATAATTGATCTTGCAACCAACTCAAGCATTCTGTATTCTGCAATATCTGATGCAGTTTCTGCAAGTTTATTTGCATTAACATATGGCCTAATAATGTCTAGGTTTTCTTCATACAAAGTATGGATATGCTCTGAGTCATAGAACTTAATATAAAACTTACGGTCATATTGGACCTTATCTAATGGAAGTTCATAAATAACAATTCCATTTTCATCAGAGGTAACCTCTGTTTCTACTACTGAGTGATCCACCAGATCCTCCACATACTGGATATACGTATAATTAGGTATAGGTAAATCCCAAGTAGTTGTGATAGGATAAGGTGGAACTCTCATTACTTCCATTGTTTACTTACCGAATTCCTTAGCAACTTCTTCAGGTGTAGCAATACGGATATGTGAACGAGTAAGCCACTGATCTGCTGCATCCTTAGATACGATGTTGTAGCCACGATAGACCTTGCCAACACCTTCCCAAGTAACATTCTTTGTAGAGTGAATTGCAACTGTTTCCTTCTTTTCAGCCTTCTTTGCAGGCTTCTTTGATTCTGCTGGCTTTGTTGTTGTAACTCCAATAGCACCATTGGCTACTGAACCTACTGCTTGTGGTTCTGAATTTGAACGACCAAAATCTGTTGTCTTAATTGCTGATGACTCTTCTGCATTTGGAGCCTCTTCAACCACTGCTGGTTCTGGAGTTGCTTCCTCAACTGGTGCCTCTGCTGGTGCATCGACTACAGGTGTTTCTACTGCAATATCTTCAACAATAGGATCTTCATTCTTTGGTGTAAACGGATTATTTGAATTTTCCATGATTTCCTCCTTGTTAGTATTATATCATTATAAGTAATAAGGGGAGCAGGAGCGTTAACTCCTACTCCCCCTAAAATGTACTGTTACAGATTATGCATCTGCTGCAGCGTCAGCCCAAGCGATTGCATCCTGCTCTTCCCACTGAATACCGAAGCGAACGAAGACTGTATATTCTACAGTATCCTTCTTTGGCTTGTATTCACGGTTAACAGTAATGTCACGCTGGAAGCCCCATACACGGTTCTGTGGGAATGTCAAATCGACATATCCTGCAGGGTAGTAAGGAACTTCCTGAACATCGATTCCGAGAACACGAGTTGTACGTGCTCCACCGAATGTCTGTCCCTGGCCATCAAGGTATGCTTGACGGTTTGCAGGGGTACCTGCTGGTGTACCAGCGAATGCTTCAGCGATTGCGTCTGCAAGTGTACCGTTGTTCTTGATGATTCCCTGGAATGCATCTGTACCTGCGTAGAACTTAAGGTTTGACTTAAGTGCACGGTACTTACGTGGCATTGCAAGAATGATCTTCTGCATAGCATCTGTAGTCCAGTTATCGTTAGATACTGTTACAACTGCTTCATGAGCATCTCCATCTTCCTTAACACGGTTTACAAAACCGTTCATAATTCCGAGGAATGCACCATCATTTGAATCACCTGTACCATTGATAGCAAGATCTTCAATATCGTTACCGAAAGCGTTTGTCATAAGACGAACGATGTGGTCTTCGAGTGCTGCACCTTCGATGTTATCTTCGAGTGCTTCTGCAGATACTTCCCAGTCAAGACGAATCTTCTTTGTAGTTAATTCAACCTTTGAGAATGTTGCACCTGCGTTTGTGTAATCGCCGAGGGCCTGTGCTGCTGCACGAATTACTCGTTCACCAACATTTACCTTCTCGAGTTCCATTGTGTTGGCTCTCATTGTGACACGACGACCATCTTGGGCGAGGATTGTAGCATCCCACACGTAGTCAATAAAACGACGTGCCTGCTCTGGGCGGAGAATTCCGCTTCCAGCCTCACCTGAAGGGTTTACTGCGTTTGGGCCATCTGTTGTGCCCAAGTTTGCTGCAGGGATGTTACCTAGTACTGCACCGTTAGTGTAGTTACCTGGTACGTTAACTCCTGCATCTGAACCTGAAGCGAATGCTCCCTGACCCTGATAGAGTCCTGGTGCTGTTCCGCCTACATGCCCTGTACCTGTGGTACCTGGTTGGTTCTTGATGATTTCTGTATTTTGTTCCGACATATTGTCACCTCCTGTGATTTTCTAACTTAATAGATCGGCTGTTTTGAGGAAACTACCGCCCCATAGGGATTTTTCAACCATTTCAGGTTGATCCTGCACAATCTCGCCGAGATCGCCAGACTTTCGGAAAGCAGTATCTGCTTCTACAGCGTCTACTCTCTTTCCAAACTCATTGAAACCAGTTGATACTGAAGCAATATCTTTTGCTACTGCATCAAATGATTCTTTTACTGTATTAACGTCTGCCTTTACAACCTTTAGTGCTTCCACTTCTTGTTGTAATGACTTTACTGTTGATACTAGGTCGCTAAAGGCTGATGTTAGAGTATTCTTGATTTCTGCAATTGACTCTGCAATTACTTCATCTGACTTTGGAGCCATTGGCTTCTTGTCTTCTTCTGCCTCAACATCTGTTGACTCGGTTCCTTCATGAGCAGCAGACTCTTCAGCATCAGTTGGCTTTGCAGCCTTCTCTGTTGAATTTTCTGTTTCTGCATCAGACTTTTGATCGCACTTGCATGCGTCCATAGCCATTCCGCAATCTGGACATGTTGAAGCCTTTGTAACTTCTTGTGTGTTGGCATCTGCCTCTGGAGCAACCGCTGATTTCTCAACTACTTCTGTTGTTTCTGCTGGTGCATCAACAACTTCTGTTGTTTGTTCTGTCATAGGATTTACCTCCTTGGTAATCTTAGAAGTATTAATGCCTTTAGCACTATCAACTAAGAACTTTATCATATTTACTTTTTCGCTATCCGTTTTTTCAACGAATCCTATATTTTGCATTGGTTCACCAGATACGGGGCTAATCTCTGATTCATTTTCTGATACTGTTACAATTCCTGATTGCTTATCCCAAAATACATTTTCTACAATAGTTTCATCGCCCTTAACCATATCAATACCATCAACCTTTTCTACTGAAACAATATTTGCAAATTGATTTGCTGGAGAATCGACTAGTGATAATTCAACTAAATCGTA